AATGCCAGGTATAGATATCTCTAAGTTAGATTTTGTAAGTAAAGCAAAGTCTATATTAGATAAATCATACGAAAAAGATAGACAAGGAAGATAACAGATGATAGTAAGGTTTGAACAAAAAGATCCGTTAGATATAAGAACATCAGTAGGTGTAGGTGTTAACCTACCATTCTCTGGTAACGCTGTCTTTAATACAACCTACACTACTAAAGAAGCTATCAAAGCTAACCTGATTAACTACTTCTTAACAAACAAAGGAGAAAGATACCTTAATCCCTTATTTGGCTCTGATATAAGGTTGCTACTTTTCGATAATGTATCTGAGGATACTATTATAGAACTGAAAGCACGTATAATATCAGAAATAGGGACATTTTTTCCTAGAGTTAAAAAAACATTATTTGAGATATCCGGTGACCCGGATAATAATACACTTAGAGTATACCTTAAATATAAAATTATAAACTCTAGTATTCAAGACGAAATCCTAATAAATATAGATCAATAATGGCTCAAGATAGAGAAATAAAATACGTTAATAGAGGATTTAATGACTTTAGATCACAGCTAATAGAGTATACTAAGAATTACTTCCCTAATACCTATAATGACTTCTCTCCTACATCACCAGGTATGATGTTTATAGAAATGGCATCTTACGTAGGAGATATATTATCCTTCTACCAAGACAGTCAACTTCAAGAGACTTTTTTAACTCACGCTAAAGACCCTAAAAATTTATACTCTTTAGCATACATGATGGGATACAAACCTAAGACTACGGGAGTATCATCAACCAAGCTACAGATAACTCAAATTATTCAAGCTAATTCTTCTAGTCCATACTTACCTAAATGGAATCAAGCTGCTATTATACCTCAAAATTCTATCATTACATCTACTGATTCATCTCAAACTAAATTTTTAATTGACAGTAGGGTAGATTTTCAATTTTCAAGCTCTTACGATCCTACCGAAGTAACTATACATAGTTTAGATAGTGGCAATCCGTCAGAGTATAAACTTGTTAAAAACGTAGATGTTTTTTCAAGTGAAATAGTAAGTACTAATTTTGCTATAGATTCTGTAGAACAGTTTAAAACTTTAACCATACAGGACTCTAATATTGTAGGTATACTAGATATAGTAGACGCAGAAGGTAACGAATGGACAGAGGTAGATTATCTTGGACAAGATACTATTTTTGTATCTGGTTCTTCTTCTAGTGATTTAGCTATACAAAAAGTACCTAGAAGGTTTGTAAGTAGATTTACTTCTAACGGAAACCTACAGATTCAATTTGGAGCAGGTACTAACGATAGCGACGACTCAATTATACTTCCCGACCCTACTACTATTAGAAGTAGTAATGTAAGAGATAAGTTTAATAAAGCATATGACCCTTCTAATTTTCTACATACTAAATCTTACGGAGTAGCTCCTGACTCTAACCTAACCGTCAGATACTTAAAAGGAGGAGGAGTTAGCTCAAATATACCTGCTGATACTCTTAATACTATATCTTTTAATGTACTAGCAAATGGAGATTCTTCTAGAATATCAAGTGCTTTTTTAACATTCACTAATCCAAAAGCAGCAGAAGGTGGAAGAGACGGAGATAGTGTAGAAGAGTTAAGAGAAAATTCTTTAAGAGCTTTTAACGAACAGAGTAGAACAGTAACATTAAATGATTATGCTGTTAGAGCTCTTTCACTACCGCCTCAATTTGGAAGCGTAGCTAAAGCTTTAGTAATACAGGAACAGATTTTAAGCAGTAATATTAATCCTAATACGGTAGAGAACTATAATCCTTTTGCTTTAGGGTTATATGTACTAGCTTATGATAAAGATAAGAAACTTATCACAGCATCTTCTCAGTTAAAAAATAACCTTAAAACTTATCTATCAGAGCATATCATGGTATCTGATTCTGTAAACATAAAAGATGCCTTTATCGTTAACATTGGTATTGAGTACGATATAATCTTAAGACCTAATTATTCTGGTAGAGATGTTATTAACCAATGTAACGTAGCATTAAAAGATTTCTTTAATATTGATAAGAGAAGTATAAATCAATCTATTAATATTGCAGGTATTTATACCCTGCTAGATAAAGTAAAAGGCGTACAAACAGTACAAAATTTAAAAATAACTAACAAACAGGACAGCACAGGTGCAACTTATTCAGCTTACGCTTATGATATAGAAGGAGCTACAAAAAATAATACAGTGTACCCATCATATGATCCTTGTATTTTTGAAATAAAGTACCCTAACCAAGACATTAAAGGACGAGTAACAATTATATAAAATGGCAATATATAGAATTTTTCCCGAAAACGATACTTTTATATTCACTGAAAATATTACAGGTAACGCTGGTTTAGATGAAATAAATGAAATCGGAGGCTACCCTGTAGCAGGAGTAGGGCAGGCTTCTAGAATTATAGTAAAAGTAAAAACTGAAGACATTAAGTCAACTATAAATGATAAAGTAGGAGCTAACCTTTTTACTGCTTCACTACATTTATCTTTAGCTTCAGCATACGAACTTCCTCAAGCTTACACTTTATATTCTTACCCAGTATATGATAGCTACACACCTGGTGTAGGTAAGTACGGAGATGTCCCCGTTGATAACTCAGGAGTAGCGTGGTCTTTTCCAACAGGATATATTGATGCAGATAGTACTAAATGGTCTACCCCAGTTTACGCTACTGTAGCAGGAGTTACAGGTTCATATGGTCCAGTAGGATCTTTAGGATACGGAGGCGGAGGAGCGTGGTATACCGGTTCTGCAGGTGTTAATTTAGAGTCTTCTAAACTTTATAATGTAGGAGACGATCATGATGTAGACATTAATATTACCAATGCTGTTACGCTTCATTATAGTGAATCTATAAACAATAACGGCTATATAGTAAAGCTTCAAGATAGTTTAGAATTTTCAACTTCTTCTTATACACGTCTTAAGTATTATAGTAACGATACTAATACTATATACCCTCCTTACGTTGAATTTAAATGGGATGATAGTTCATACTCTACAGGATCACTTTCACTTCTTGATACAGACGAAAGCTTTATTAATATAACTAATAACAAAGGAAAGTATGTAGATGAAGGAAAACAGAGGTTTAGACTAAAAGCACGTCCTAAGTACCCTACTAGAACTTTTACTACCGGTTCTTCTTATACTACGAACTATGCTTTACCAGCTGCATCATACTGGGGCATAAGAGATGAATTTACAGAAGAAATGATTATTCCATTTGATACCTCTTATACTAAGATAAGTTGCGATGCGACAGGACCTTTTTTTGATGTACATATGGATGGTCTTCAACCAGAAAGACATTATAGAGTTTTAATAAAAACAGAATTAGACGGAACTAATACAGTCGTAGATAATAATATAAGTTTTAAAGTTGTTAGAAATGGCTAAAAAGATAAGTATACAAAAAACTGCTATACAGAAAAACGAACTTGAAAAAGTAATTTCAAGGGAGTTTACAACTTTTACTCAACCTGTTGACGAAATAGAAACTGACACAGTCTTTGAATTATTTAGACTATATAATAAACTTTATATGGATATTCCTTTAGAAGGAGATTCATCGCATACTACTCTAATAGAAGAGAGTTCTAAACTAGTAACTTTTGAAAAAGATAACAGCGATATACAGCCTCTTCTTGACGAAATAACTAATTTAAGAGAACAAATTTTACAAGCAAAC